GTCTCTCTCTCCCCAACCTGAAGAGCTTCACGTACCAAACCTTCAACCTTATCATAAGATTCAAAGTCACCTTCGGTAATGATTTTTTGGGCTTTGTCCATCGCCTTCTGTAATTCTTGTTGTTTACAGAACTTCAACGCCTTTTCTTGAACAAACATTGTTCCTTCAAATGGCGCGTCTTTTACTTGTTTGATAGTGTCAAGGACAATTTTTGCAACTAATTCTTGTGAAATTTCTGATTTTACAATCTGTTCAAGAGTATCGAAGTTAGGGGTAGATTGGTATTTTGCGTGGTACTCCTTGGTCATTTGCAAGATAATCTTGAAGTATTTGTTATCAAAATAAGAACTCTCAATTACATCCATAATTGATGTAGAAAATTCTTTATCCACGATAAGTTGGTTTAAAAGTTGTATTTGGAATGTATTCCCTAAGTAATCAAAATTCTTGTTCATATTGTATTTTTTCGTCCGTCTGTTTTATTAAATATAGCTTACTTTAAGTCAAATCCCAAATAATCAAAAGATAATTTTTGAGCTGAAAAAATGTCAGTTAATTCTTTTAAAACGTCTTTCAAAAATGGTCGTACGTCAACCGTATAACGAACTTTTGGTGGAAACAATTTTCCGTCAAAATTTCTATGACAAATTGTCTGCTCCCCAATTTTAACGTAAAGGTTAAATTCTTCTTCGTCATCAGTAAACGATGTGTCCATGATTGCAGGGTCTGCAACAATCGCATCTTTGTTGTCCATCATGTATACAACTGTTTTCATTTTTAAGTTGTACTCAAGAGATTCTTTAAGTGATTTAATAAACTCATACAATTCTAAAGAATTTTTTGCTTTCGGGTTGTATCCACGAACATTAAAAAATCTCTGAACAACGATGTTGTCATTCAACGTAAGTAAGAATTCCATTTTGGTGCTGTCTTGTTCTTTCATAATTTAATTTTTATTTGTATTTCTTTTTTCTTTTCTTGTTAATTTCATAAAGGGTTTGAGGAAGTTAACCCAAGCGTCATCGTTTTTAGGTAGATACTTAAAAAGGCCATCTTCCATCATCATTCTCATTAAGTTCTTATATCCCCTATCTGTAGGGTCTATAGTGTCGGTTAAAATTTGCTCAACTAATTCTTTTCCATCGGCAGTAATTAAAGGGTTTGTAAGGTCGACTATCTTTTTGTTGGTTGTGTAAAACTCCTCTCCAAATATAGTTGATTTAGTTTTACCAGTCAAAAGATTTGTCAATGTTTTGGAAGGTTTCTCTTGTGGGATATTTCGGGCATAATCCAAGATTTCTTCGATAGTGCATGGTTTCTCCTGCAATTGTGGGAATAACTTTACCAAAGTTTTTTCACCAAGTCCTTGAATGCCATCAATATTGTCTGACTTGTCTCCTGTAAATACTTTAGTTACCAATACATTATAGTGAGGGATGTACACCTTGTTGATGGAAATCATATCTCCGTTTTTAAAGTATTGTTTTGTGATTGGGGAGTAGATGGTTACATTCTCAGAGATAAGTTGTGTAAGGTCTTTATCTGCGGAAAAAATGATAATCTGTTCGTCTTTAGATATCTTACAATAGTGTGCAATTAGGTCATCCGCCTCATTACCTTCAACTTCAATTTGTCTTACAAAAATTTCTTCAAGATATTGTTTGACACGAGCTCTTTGATACAAATACGATTCGTACTTGTATTCATTCATACTCTCTCGTCTGTTCTCTTTGTATTGGGGATATATAGATTTTCTTACGGTTGAATTTGATTCACCATCCCAAAATACAACAACCTTATCGTGGTTGTGTTCTTCAAGGAATTTACGGAGTATATTCACAAAGTGAAATACTCCGCCCACGTGGTCTCCGTTGTTAAAAACATCTTTGGCTCCGTGGAATCCTATTTTAAATAAGTTATTACCGTCTACTAATAGTGTCTTAATCACAAATGTGATTTAAAGGGTGAAACAATATATTAATCTTCTTTTTCTTCTTTTAATTCAAAATCAATTGAACTAACACCAAGAATATCTTTCCAATATTCTGCATATTCTTTCTTGTAGTTTTCAATCGAAACTTTCTCTTCAGACGCCTCTTTACCTGCCAAGAATCCGTGTGGTGTCACAATAATCTTTCCGTCCTCATAACCCAAACCATTGATGTGGTTTTTCATTACAGATACTTTTGTTCTGATTGCGAACTTAACGCTTCTTTTGTCTTTGGTCGCAGTAATCTTGTTTGTTCCCGCGCCTTTTTGATTACCAAATAAGAATACCAATGATGAGTTTAACCAAATGGCTTCACCACCTTTAGCTTTAATCTTTGGTTGACCAAATGGATTGTCAGGTAATTCAACCCAAGGTTGATTGACTATAACCAATGTATTTTCGTATTTTGAATCAGATTTACGTGAACCTGAAATACGTTGGTTGATACCCATACCAATCTTATCCGCCAATACAGATGCGTTGTGTTGTTTACCACCTTTACCATCGTAAGTCATCTTACAAGGAACTGAACCAACTGAATCCCACAAGAATAATAAACTGTAATCCAATTCACCTTTTTCTTGTGCATCTAACAAACTATTGATGTAGTCAGTGATTTGCTCAATATAGTCAAAGTCATTGTTAAAGATGTAAAAACCATCCCAATCAATTTCACCTGTTTCGGTATCTACAACTTCATCACACTCAAAACCCATAAGTTTTGCGTGTTCAAAAGACCATTTCTGTTCTGTAATAATGAATACAGGTAGAATACCTTTCTTTTGAGCATCAACGGCAGCTTTAACCAACGCAGTTGTTTTACCTGTGTCAGAGTGACCCAAGAACATATTTAAGTGTCCAATTGCAGGACCTGGTAGTCCAACCGCATCCAAGAAGTCAGAACCTAAATCAAAAAATCTTTGTGGTTTGTATTTAGCTGAAGTAGAGAATTTTTTCTTTACCGCACTAAAATCGTTTTTTTTAATTGCCATAATTTTCTTTATAGAATTCTTTTAGAGTATTCAATTTGTCACTAGCACTCGCCAATTTGTCTACAAATTTATCCATTTCTTCCAAATGTTGTGGATGTTCTCCAATACCTACGGAATTTTCCATATATACCATTAATGTCGCTTCAGACTCTGCAATCTCACTCTCATATCTCAATACAAGAGATTCGTACATTTTTTTTCCTATTTTATTTTTCATATTTTAATATTAAATAAAAAGAGCTTGGACACTTAAATAGACATAGCATCCAAGCTCAATTAAATTAGAATGGTAATTCAGAGTCCGTTTCGTCGTTAGCTTGTGGGTCAACGATTACTGTAGTTTTAACTCCACCGATTGATGTTGTAGATTCTGTATCGTTTAAGTATACGTAACCACCTTTATCACTATCCCATTTTGGAGTTTCTCCACGAGCAATTGCTTCAAGATAGTCAACAGGTTTTTTAGAATACACATCCATCCAAGTCATCTCGTCATTAATCCAAGCTTCACCTTGAGCCTTGTCTTCATGAACAGGAGCTGGGTCATCGTACATGATTGTAGAAATACTTGTGTACTCTTTACCTGCGGGTGTTTTAGATTTTGTCAATTCGATAACAAGGTCACGTCCTTTTTCAGGGTCAGTGATATCACCTTTGTTTCTCCAAATTGGAATGATTTTATCCAAGATACCGTCATTCTTATAGTTGTGTTTAAATCTCCAAAATTTAACTCCGTCTTCTTCGTGGTCACGGTCGATAACCTTAACGATGTAGAATTTACGAGATTTGTATTGTTTTGCCAATTCTTTGTCTGACTCTTTACCCGTAGACATTAATTCTTCGTAAACCTCATTCAAAGGTGAACGCTCGTTGTCATTTTTTCCTGGGTCATAAAATTTGTTCCACTGACCACCAACTTGAATTTCGTGGTACCAGGCTTCTTTGAATGGTGAAGAACCATCTGCTGTTGGGAGGATACGTACTCTACGTTGTCCTGATTTCTCCTTGTCAGAAAGGATACAAGCGAAATACTTTTTCATTCTTTCGTCTTGTGACATTTTACTTTGGGCCCCGCCCCCTTGTTGTGCTTTTTCGTACTGTGCCAATACGGCGTCTAATGAACTCATCATGTTTTTTATAT